GTTTTCATAAGAACTAGCCCACATATCTTCTTGAATTAACATATCACATTGTTTTTCTGAGAAGGGTTGTTGTAGTGCAATTTGTCCTATGTAGTGATCGGTGTTACCATCACTCCCCCACATAGATATGACTAGAATGAACTCTTTCATTACATGCACAAGTCTTCGTACTTAGTCGTATGCTTTCTGTGCTCAGACAAATCACCAAACTTACAGAACCAAAAATTCTTTAACCATTTAATCATTGTCTGCGGTTCCTCGCCAAGTCAGCTTGTGTGTTAATGCGGTATACGTTGACATCGTTTCTTTGATCGGCAATATCACGCTGCACAGACATGCGTTGTTGTGCAAGCTGCATAGCCTGAGTAATCTTGGCCTGATCGATCTGATAGTCCATTGCATCGTTGCTCATCTTGCGCTGTATTTCCATTGCATCGTTCTGCAACTCCTGCTGACGGATCGCTACCAGCGGATCGCCCTGCTGTGCAGGCATCAACATAGGTGCAAGCTGTTCCAGTGTTTCTGCAATCTGCTGTGCAACCATAGCTTCAACCACATTTGGATCAATCTGCGGAATAGGCTCGCCTTCGGCTTGTGCCTGCTCAACGCCTTTTCTAAATACTTCCTGCACAATGTCACGCGCAAACATAGAAACGTGATCCTGTACATGCGATTGTAACGCTAAGAAAGCCTGTGGGTTTGCTGCCAGTGCAGGTGACTGTAACAGCGCCGCGTGTACACGGATGTGTGCGCGGTGATCTTGCTGCGGGAATGCCTGCGGCGGCTTGCCCTTCATGGCTTCTGAGTTTTCTGTTGCAGGGTCTTTTGGTGCGGGTGGTTGTGGTGGTGGCAAAATACTATCAATATTCTTGACATCAAGCGCATCATACATACGACGATAGGCCTCATACAGATTGTGCATCTGTGGTGCAGCCTGCGCCAGTTGTAGTTGTGTTTGTGCTAGTGACAGACGTTGTGCCATAGAAAAGATCGACGGGTCCGAGACTGGAAGGATATCTACACGCCCGTCGAAATCCTGTGCCATGACCTGCGGGTTCACGTTGCCCCCAACAGGATACGGATACGGCATAGGATTGTTAGCAAATATTTCGGACAGCATCCTGAACTCTGACTTTTGTGCATAGTGCAGGCGCTTGTGTATGCTTGATATAACTTTTGAACCCTGTTCAATCAGGGCCACTGTTGTTCCCACGGGAGCCTGTGAGTTGACATCTGCGACCTTTGTGTCTGCAACTTGTGCAAATCGTCTACCCGAATCAACGACCACCCCGAGTAGTTGAGCCAACGTACCAGAAGGCTCCTTGTATGGGAGTGGCATAAGAGCATTGCGAATATCACCGCCGGGGACATCAAGATCGCGGAACTCGCCCGGGTTAACAGGGTCATCGCTGTTTCTGATGCGGACACCACGCGCTTTGAAACCGCCCGGTAGATTCGACAAAGTACCTGCATCGATAAGCTGACGTAGTATTGAAGTCGCTGCACGGCTCAAGCCCCCTATCATGTGCAACAGGCCAAAGCCATAAAAGCCTAGACCCGGTAAAAATTTGTAGTGTACGAAGTAATCGCGCTTGCGGCGCATCGGATCGTTTTCACGATAGTTGCGTACTACCGAAAGAATCTTTCCCGAATCTGCGTCCATAGTGACGATATACGGCAGTTTGATACCTGTTGGCTCACCTGACTGATCCATGTCTTCAAACCCGTCAAGGTCAAGATCAACATGGACTTCATATAGTGTAACCAGTTCATCAGAGTATCCCGGGCGCAGTCCTTGAATTTCGTCAGCTTTTCCACGGACTGTTGAATCACTTTCGTCATCTTCGCTTGGAGACAAGTCAACATCTTTATATATCCCTGCAACTTGTAGCTTCCGTATATCGTTCTCTGTCATACGGAAGACGTGTGTGTAACGCTCCGCAGTGCGTAAATCAGAAGCAGCATACGGAACAACCAAATCTTCAGCAGGTACAAACTTTGATACCGCACGTTGTTTAGTTTGGTCAAAGTACACCTTCTTGAAGGTAGAACCAGTGATCGGCAGATAGAATAGCATTTGATCTGTATCCTGATCAAACTCTTCCATCACCTCAGTAATCTGGTAATTCATGTAGTCCTTGACGCGCTGGGCCTGATCTTCTAACTCTCGTGTCTGCGCTCCTAGTATCTGTGTCTTTACAGGACCGCCCGGTGGCAGCATCTCACGATACGCCTGTGCCTGAAACTGCGTCACAGCTTCCGACAACAACGGATGTGTCACACCAGATGCACCCATGAACGGCTCGTTGCGCTCTTCATAATTAATACCAAGTAGACCCAGCCCCTTCGCAATGGCTGACTCCCAATCTTCACGCGACGACTTATCCTCATCAATCTTAGTACTAAGGTCCGAGGACAAAGTGCCAAGGTCCGAATCGTCCAAGATCTCGGCTAAGTTAGCGTTGTGATTATAGACTTCCGTCTCTATCTCCATGGGCATTTCTTCAGCGCCAACCAACTCAATGTTGGGCGGGAGATCTGGTAAGTCCGTATTCGGTACTTGAACCTCGGTCATTGATTGTTCAGCAGTCATGCCGGGACCGCCGGGTCCCATAGCCATGTCAACCATCTGTGGTGGTAGTGCCATTAAAATGTTCCTTTGAATGTGCCGCCACGGGCTTTCATAACAGCCTTGGAAGAAATGAATTTACCTTTAGCTGCACCTACACCTCTACCATAAGCTCCACGTTTATATCCGCCGCCCTTGGTCATGTTCGCGCTTCCACTTCCGCCTGCGCTTATTCCCCGATCAAACTGCAACTCTTTAAGTTCCTTGGGGGACAGTATCTTCATCGGTATCTTTTTAATCTTTACCTTATCTGACATTAGAACACTCCCTTAAATCTTTGTGGACGGGCAATGGGGCTGAAGCCCTTGATCATACCACCGTTTGTTTTCTTAACAAGTTTAGACAGCGTTTTTGCTTGCTTGGCATGTAACTTAGAGGCTTTTTTCAAACCTTTTACAACTTTTTTAACTTTAGTTTTAGATTTTCCAGTTAGCATTACATTACTTCCCTAGCCATAGAGCCAATGCCAGATCTTACCATACCACCCGCTGCGCGTCTAATGGGACGACGAACTACTTGTCTATTTGCTTCTGCCTGTAATCCATCGTTTGGTCCACCAAATTCTACCACACGAATTGGTGATCGGTATTCTTGTACAAGTGATTTTTTAGCATCCATAAGTTGACGCTTTGCTTGTGAAAGCGCTACTCTAGCGCTTTCAAAGTTTCCAATTGCAGCACCGTCTCCAGCAGTTAATTCAGCGTATGAGTCCCCTCTCATTCTTGCCCTAGCCAGATCCTTTTGACTTTCTGTCAAGTTGGCAAACAACTCTTTGACCACGGCTCTTTGCGCTCTTTCGGCTTCTTCTAGCGGTTGCAGGACTTCAAGGTTAGAAATATTATTTCTATCTATGGCGTTTACTGTAAACGGCGTTTGAGTTGTATTGCCTATAAGTACTTCTGGTCTGTTTTGAATCACTAAACCATCAGTTAAAAGGCCACCGTCATCTGCGTTGTATACCCTAACACCTGCGTTTTGATTTGCCTTAGATAGTTCTTTTAGCTCTTCGTCTAATATCTTGCCGTAACGCTTAATAAAAGGATCACTCTCAACTATCTTTTCAGGTCTAGCACCCATGCGCTGTGGCTGTGTAGCCAAATAGTTAGCATCTGGGAAGATAACGCCATCAAGACCTAGTTTTTCTGCCTCTTGCATAATTGACCGCACAGCAAACTTAGTGAAGTCGTCTTCGTTGTCGTATGGTTCAGGGGCCTGAAATCCTTTTTGACCATTCGTTGTTTCTGTCTTTGCAGCAACATCTTGAAGCGTCAACATTTTTTGCCCGTCTGGATCATTGGCTATCGTTTGGTCAAAGGCATCCTTGTCACGAGTAGCTGCTGGCATGTTGTTTGCTAACTCTTCAGTTAACTGAACCAGTTTTTGGTTGTTTTTTGCAATGTTAAATTCATTCATTAGGCCTTCTAACTCAAGGGCTAACAAAGAGTTAATGTTATCCTTAAAAAATTCATCATTACTTTGACGAGACACTCGTGCTGGTTTTAGCTCATTAGCGGGACCAAAAGCAATTTGATCTGTAATTTCCGATTGATAAAACTGTTCTAGCTCGTCTAATATCTCTGCTTTATCTGCATCCGTAAACTTATTAAAAATAGATTCGACAACAGGCTTTCTTGCTCGTAAGCCGTCATTAACAAGATCTAGCTCATCTGGGGTAAGGGAAATAACTGCATCCCTAAACTTAGGGTTGTTAGAAAGTATAGCTTGCATTTTCGTGGTTTCAGACTGAGCTATGTCATCTATTAACCTGTCTCTTATCAGAACTGAAGCAAGCTGATCTGGTGACAAAGACTCTAATCTATTGTTAATATCCCGAGTTCTAGGAAATGGGTCATTTGAACCCGTAACTTTTTGCTTCATTACTCTTGAATAAAGCATTGGCATGCTGCCTTCTGACGCTTCTTTAACCCTTCTTGCGGCGCTGGTCATCAAGTCTAAGATATGTTCTATTTGATCTGGAGATGCTGTTTCCCCCAGAGCATCTAAGTGATCACTGATGTTTGTCTGTATTTCTGATCTAGCTCGTGTAGTTGCGTCTCCGACATATTCACCCAAATTTTCTGCTCTTGCCACCAATCTAGCCATTATGTTTGGATCGGACGCCATAGATAGTATTGTGTTGGCATACTTTAGCTTCGTTCCTGTTTCACTAAATTCATCAAGCTGTCGTGACGGCAGGTTTTTAGTCGCATATCGGCCTTCTAGCTGAGTGTTTGTTTTTTCTAGTTGGTCTATTTCTGCGCTCAGACTTTTTTCTTTTTTTATAGATTCCGGCATTAGATCTTGATACTTCTGCATCAATCCGTGTACTTCTGGTGTATATGGAACACGAATGTTTTCGTCCGGCACACCCCCAGTTCCTTCACCACGACCAGCGAAGCCATTGAGTCTATCCTCTAGGCTTTTACGATAAAACGGGTTTGACTCGCCCAAATCATTAATACGAGTGCCTGACCTAGACCCACTAGCCAGATTACTAACTGAGTTTGATTGTATTTCGTTTAGTTGTAAGTATCTCTTACCATCAGCGCCTTGGACGATAATAAAGCGAACATGCCCATAGTAACCCGGATAGGCACCGTAATAATCATGGACAGCCCTTGGCTTTTGACGACCAAAACCGGGCACGTCGATTGTCGGGGCTGTATTGCTAAATATTAAGACACCCTTGTCTATTGCAGAATCTAGATCTTCCGGCCTGTACTGAGCATTTAAGTGCGCTGGACCTCTACTACCGAAAGGATCCGTTTCCGCTCTTCCACCACCAAACCTGCTTTCCAAATATACTCGTGACCTTGTCTGCGGCAAGCGTGTTGTCAACAGTCTGCGGACATCTTCCGCGCTGAATCTTTTATCTTTGCTTTCAGTTAAAATACGTTCAAACTCTGAATTCTTTATTTCTGGTCCAACGGCTTTTACGTTTTGTCTGTTCGCTGCGTTTTGTCTTAAAGCAGAAAGCCACTGATCACCTGTCATGGTTCCGTCTTTTGCAGCCCTTTTAGCGTATGTCTTGCCGTTATTGTGACCCATGAAGTTGTAGAAGTTAGCCATTGTTGGTGTAGTGTGGTCAACTGTACCAAGGTACTCATCGGGTGATGCACCAATCCGCACACCACGCAGTCCATAAACAGGGGCGGCTTCGTCCAAAGCACCAATACCACCCGGCTGACCAGCAAAAGTGGCCTCTGGTATTGGGTTACCATCTGTATCAGTAACATCAAGTGGGACTAGCTCATCCTGACTCACCTCTTCAGGGACACCCCGACTAAACGCCGCCTGATCTATTTGCTCACCAATCTGATCCATGAGAGCAGCAGGCATTTCAAATTCTTCGGGCATAGGTAACGCATCAACTTCCTCTTGAGTAAGCTGCGTAATGTGACCGTCACGACGACCTATTAGCTCGTTCTGGATCTGCCTTAAATAATCTTCATGTGAAAGAACTTCACCTTCAGCAATCATTCTGGCTTCTTCTGTTACATCAGGATCTGCTAGAGCTTCATTCAAGCGTTGCCGAGCGCCGTCTATATCAGCCTGCCTTGATGTTGCCTGCCTCAACAACTCATCTTCAGTCAAGGCACCGAACTGTTGCCGTTGTAGGGGATTACCAAACTGGTCTATGTCATATGTGTGGTTACCAATAACTTCATCAACTGTTGGCAATTCATCTGGCATAATCGCTGCCAAAGCATCTGCATCTACGTCTTCCGCTCTAGCTGTTGGCACTAGCGTACCTATACCTTCGTCACCCACGGTCAGTGAATTAGTAAGTCTAACAAGCGCCTGACGCTGATTTCTTGTAGCCTCTTCTCGTTTTGCAGCACGTCCTGACTTGGCGTTAACTAGCCCCTTTATAGCTTTACCAATAACAACCGGATCTACGATAGATGACAGCAAACGCCCTGTGGTAACACCGGGCTTGGCTAAGGTTTCCTCGTCCACACCCAAATAACCCGCCAAGGCATCAGAACCTATAGTGTCACGAATTGCATTTAGACCTTCGTCCAAAACTGTTGATGGCATCTCATCAAAGCTTTTACCCATAGCAAGAGCCGCCGCGAACTTAGGCGCGTCGCTCAACAGCAGGGCAGGCAAGTCACCCGCTAATCCAACAATGTCTGTGGTTAGACCAAGAGCTATACCTGTAGCAAAGTCACCCGCTAGCGCTCGACGTTCCGCCGCTTCGGCTGGCGTTTCAGTTACCCTTGCAAACGAAGGAAGCCCCGGAGTTAAAAATTCTTGTGGGGTACGACCACCAAAGCCTAAAAATGCTTCTGGGTCATTCAACTGACTAAGCATATTAGCCGCGTTTGCGTCGCGGGACATCTGATCTCTGGAAACTGGCAATACTGTAGGGATTGGTTGTTTAGCCATTAATAATATTCTCTAGCGCGTGGGGGCGCGTCGTCCTCGAACTCTTCGCCATCTAAACTGATAAAGCCACCCTGACGAAAACGCATCAAGGCCATAGTCATACTATCACAAAAATCGTCATGGTCGCCATTAGGAAATGACGCAATCTCTTCGATGACCTCGTCTGCAAATTTTTCACCAGCAGGATACCACACTTTACCGGATTCAAAAATAGGAGACACAATATGCATGCGAGTTGTCTTGTCCATGCCACCGCCACCGCGTTTGCGGCCCGGACTGAACGTAGCAACAGGTAAATTCAGCATACGCATCTCATCTGCCAGCGGCTGGCCCGACGCTTTTGCCTCTATTAGCATCAATTCTGGCTCCCAATACTCGTATTCGTCCTGTGCTATACTCTTTAACTCAGGAAAATTCCAGCGTCCCTTCTTCGCATCCATCAATATCAGGTGTTGTTCGCCGTTTTCGTGCGGTTGAAACACACCCCACGTCGTAATAGCGGAATAATCAGCCGTTTCCTTCTTGCTGTAGGCCGTATCGTACGATTGAATGATGTAATCTAGCTTTGGTATGGCGTCCTCGCCCCATTCTTTCCACCATTCCCGCTTGACCATAGCGGTTTCTTCTGATGTAGGGTTTTGTTGCCACTGCGCGTTCCATTTTCCTACCGACAGCGAAGCTTTGACCTTGAGTAACTCTTCCTTTTGCCAAAATTCAGGCCACAATGGTTCCCCCGACGGCATAATTGCAGGAAATTCAACGATTTCCCACTGGTCAGCCATCAAATCTTTGCTCATCGCGGTCAGTAACCTGCCCGTTATGTCCTTTTTCGACCACCTAGTCTGCACAATAATGATCGAACCACCCGGTTGTAGACGCTGACGAGGCCCAGATGTGTACCATTCCCACGCATTATCATACGCAGACGTAGATAAAGCGTCTTGTTCCGAGTGTGGATCGTCAATTATAAGCAAATCAGCGCCACGACCAGTCATTGCAGCACCCACCCCGGCTGCAAAATATTCCCCGCCAGCGCTAGTCTCCCACCGACCTGCTGCTTGGCTATCCGGTTTTAGGTCCGTATTAGGAAAGATCTCCCGATAGACTGGGTCGGCAATCAGATCTCGGACCTTGCGCCCGAATCTTACAGCAAGTTCCGTATTCATGGTAGCCTGAATGATCTTTAGCTTGGGATTACGGCCCAAGAACCAAGATGGCATGAGGTAGGATGCAAATTCAGACTTAGAATGCCGAGGTGGCATGTTCACAATTAAACGCTTCAAGTCACCCGACGCAATGCGCTCTAACTTTTCCGATATGATTCTATGATGGGTCCCCTCTATAAAGCCCTCGTACACATGCTTTACATACGACATAAACTTATCTTGGGCCTCGGACCTTGTAACTAGGCGCTTTTGCTGCTCTTCCAGTAACAGGATTTCCTTTAGGACTTCCTCTGGCAGCAGGTCTAGGTTCTGTATGTCTGTCATGCCCAAACGATAATATCGCTGAATGAATTTATCAACCCTGCAAATTGTGCACAATCGTCCGCAGCTTGTATACAATATAAGGGGGTGGGGGGCTGCCACAGCCAAGGTCATTTGTCAATCAAAATCAGTAACCCCATTGTTGTCAATATAGCAAAACACATTTGCTGAGATAGGGGTTAATGCTGCTTGTCACCTGTAGTACAATCTTATCAAGAACCAACTGTGTCTGAAGGAGGAGAATCATGGCACATGCACACCTAGCGTCGGTCAAAGGGATCGACATCTACGAAGACGAGACTCACGGTGATGAGGTCCCGTTCCTGTTCAAGATCAATGGGAAGTTTGTAAGCAGCGGCCTATACGACTGGATGTATCCAGACGAGGTCGTTGACGCATACAACTATGTGAAGGGAGAAATGGACAATGGCTAAGTACTCTGCTACTCAGGGTTTCACGCATATCGCCGCGACATACAGCGGCGGCGGCGAGATCACCTACCCAGACAGCGACACGCTAGCACAGCTAGCGAAGCGCATAACAGTGGCGCACACTCTGCCCAGCATGGACAAGCGGCGGCTGCACCAGAACATCTATGTTCGCAGAGGCAAGCGCACTGTTGGGATGTACCATCTGAGCGACGGCAAGCTGAAGCTACAACGCAAGATGGACTATCATATCACAGAAAAGAAGCGGCGCGATATATCATACAAAGCAATGGATGCTATTAGGCGTTCATAAGAAAGAAGGCGGCGCAAGCCGCCTTCTCTGTGCGCCAAGCGCGGCGCGGCGGCGGACGGGCGCAGGTCGCAGAACGCAGATCGATTATTGCATTTTTAACAAAAGACATTTGCCAAATGAGTTATAGATTTGCCCATAAAAATAATTAGGATGGGTATATGGGATTTCCCCATAGTGTTAACAGTCAAATGAAGGGATATAGCTATGACTGATATCATCATAAATATTACCGTCGCCGACGGTAAACCAAAGGTCGAGGTGCGTCAGCCCGTGACCGTTGGGAAAAAAGTAAAGAGTGCGCCGAAACTTGGATCGCCTAAAGTATCCACCCTTGAGCGTAACAAGCGCATGGTTTTAAATGTCTTGCGCGATGCGAAGGGTGGGCGTGTTACTCGTCGGACGATTGAGCGGATGACTAACTTGTCTACTAGTTCTGTCTACGATTCGATCTGGCGGCTGCGCCATGAGAACGGGGTTTCGATAACCACTAGGAAGGGTTATCGTTTGGTCGGGTAATATCCCGCCCGACTTGGCGGCTGTGG